TAGAGCGATTGATGGCAGCTGAGACTTGGTACAACGTTGAGGAGGCTATAGCGTCAGGATTGGCCACTGGACGCGTCGAGAATGGCAAGAAGTACAAGAAGCCAAAGAACGCTTTCGACTCGGCAGCAGCGTTGCTGAGGCGGGCGAAGATGGCTGAATTTGTGAGGACGAATCTATGATCTACACGGTGGAAAACACGTTGCAAGCAGGTAGTGTCGTTGATTACATCCTCGATGCTAACGGCGAAAGGATCCACGGGCCTACAATTGAGTGCAACACAGAGACCGGCGAGGTGATTCAGTTGCACCTGCAATATGGAATTCCGTCGAACATGACTAGAAAGCTTGTGTTTGCTGCTCCTTTGCAAGTCGTCTTTGCTCAACACTTGACAACCGGAAAGCGATAGCGTAAAGTAATTTCCGGCTGGCCAGAAGTGCTAGCCACTCTGCAACTAATTAGCGGCAGTGACACACGGTTCAAAACGATTTAGTTTCCCGTGGCAGTCATGCCGCTATCTTGGTTTAACGACTGCCACACAACCCACAAAGGGCAGTCAGAATGAAGAGCGCAAAAGCGTTAGGCGAAGAAATCCAAGCCTTACAATCCAAGGTTCAAGCGATCCAAGCGGTCGCAACTCAAGAGGGTCGCGAATTGCTCGAAGATGAGCAAACCGAGATCGATTCGATCCTTGGGACTGAAGGTAAAGCCGGTCAGATCGAGAACCTATCGAAGCAGCGAGAGCGAGCGATCAAGATCGAGCAAGCGGTCAGCAACACGGTTCGTCAAGTGGTTGACAATCAGCCTTCGGAAGTCGGCAATTTTAAGATCCCGGCAAAAGCCAAAGCGGTTCGACAGCTCAAAGCGTTCAAGGGGCCTGATGCCGAGCGTGACGCTTATGCTTCGGGTCAATTCATCAACGCGGTTCTTGGAAGCGACAAGTCGAAGCAATGGTGTCGCGATCATGGCGTTCTCAACGCAATGGGTGAAAACAACGATCTTAACGGCGGTGCTTTGGTGCCTGTCCAATTTGAGAACAGCGTTATCAGCCTTCTCGAAGAGTATGGCGTGTTTGCTCGGTACGCTCGCAATTACCCGATGACTTCCGACAGCGCAACCTTACCTCGTCGCGTCGGTGGATTGACTGCTTACGCAGTCGGCGAAAATGCCGAGATCACCAACTCGGATGCGACTGTTAACCAAGTCAACCTGACCGCTCGTAAGTTCGCAACTTTGACGAAGGTCTCGAGCGAATTAAGCGAGGATGCTGCAATTGCACTTGCTGACATGCTCGCAAGCGAAATTGCCTACGCTCATGCCGTCAAGCAAGACTCCTGCGGATTCTTGGGTGATGGCTTGCCGACTTATGGCAACATCGTTGGGCTTGCGAACGTCCTTGCTGCTGGTTCGGTTTCTACCGCTGCGGCTGGTCAAAATACGGCTGCAGGATTGACGATTGCAGTCTTCCAAGATGCTGTTAGCAAGTTGCCTCAGTATCCCGGCATCCGTCCGGTTTGGTTCTGCCATTCTGCGGTTTACTGGAATGTTTTGGCTCGTTTGCAATTCGCTGCCGGCGGGAACACCGTGATGGATCTTGCTGGGGCACCAATGCAACAATTCATGGGCTTCCCAGTGGTCTTTTCTCAGACGTTGCCAAGTTCGATTAGCGGCTCGACCAAGTTTGCCTACTTCGGCGATCTCGGTTTGGCTTGCACGATGGGCATGCGTCGAAGCTTGACCATCAAATCGGATGCGTCTCGGTACGTTGACTTCGACCAAATCGGAGTGTTCAGCAACATTCGATATGACATCAACATTCATGAGATCGGAACGGCTAGCGTTTCCGGGCCAATCGTTCAACTCAAGGCAGCTGCCTAATTCACAACCAACAAATGAAAGCAGGTGATACATGAACGCACTTCAGCATACTAAATGGGTCGCGGCAATTAAGCCCGGTGCATTGCTCGACAATGCAACCGCAACGGCTACCGTCGTTGATGCTCGAAACTGGGACTTCGTTACGATCGCTGTGACGCTCGGAGCAACTGACATTGCGATGAGTGCATTGAAGGTTCAAGCTTCCGACGCGTCAGGTGGAACATACGCTGACGTTACCGGAGCGACATTCGACGGCGGGTCAGGTCTTGGCGGTGCTACCTTAGCTCTTCCAAGTGCAACCGATGATGGCCAGGTCTGCTTGTTCCACATCGACATGCGAGGGAAGAATCCATTCCTAAAGGTCGTTGCAACCTTTGGCGATGGCACTTCCGGCGGTTACATCTCGGCTGTTGCTTGCCTGAGTAGAGGTAAGATTCCGCCGAGCGTTTCTTCGGATGTCGCAGACGGTGACGTTTGCATTGTGGTCTAGTCTATGGACTTGATCCTTTTGAAAGATTGGAATGGCCTGCCAGTCGGTTTTCGGCTGGTAGGCGTTCAAGCCGGTCAAGCTGAAATAATGATCCAGCGAGGTTTCGCAAGTGCGATTGATAGCGGAAGTAGTGACAAAGCCAACAGCCGAGCCGGTGACGCTCAGCGAAGCGAAAAAACAACTCGAAATCGCAAGCAGCGACACTAGCCACGATACGCACTTGGCAGCATTGATCGGAGCGGCTCGGGAGCAGTGGGAGCACGATACCGACAGCGTGACTTGCTTCCAAACGCTTCGCCTGCGTGTCGCTTCGATCTTCGACGGGTTCAAGTTGCTCAAGAGCCCCATTCATTCGATCACCTCGATCCAATACTACGACGGCAACAACACGCTACAAACCTGGGCATCGAATCAATACCAATTGCATGTCGATCAAATTAGGCTTGCCTACTTGGTCGCGTTGCCTGTGTCGGCCAGTCGTTGGGACGCTTGGCAAGTCACCTACAAGGCTGGACACTCGCAAGACGGCCAGAGCGTGCCTGAAGCAGCTAGGGCGGCTATCCTGATGTTAGTTGCTCATTACTTTGAGAATCGCGACATGGTTATGTCGGATGCTCTGCAAGCCATGCGACCATACGAGATGCTTGTACGTCGATTCATGAGGGCATCATACCCATGAGCGGATCAGGGCGACCAAGTAGGCACAGAGTCGGCGCGATGCGACATCGTTGCACGATCCAGCAAGAAACGACAACGCAAGATGCAAGCGGTCAACCTATTGTCAGTTGGTCAAACTATGTCGTTAATGAGCCTTGCGAATGGAATCCAACTAGCGGCATCGAAAACATGCGAGGCCGTCAGCTTGAGGCAGGAACAAGAGCCGTTTTCGTTGTTCGCTATCGATCTGGCTACACAACGCAAATGAGTGTGCTGTTCGATGGCGAGCGGTACGGAATCACAGCCATTAACCGCGTCGATGGACTTCGGAAATACCTTGAAATCATTTGCTCGGCGGTGCTGTAATGGGAACAACTATTGAAATAAACGAATCGCTCATTAAGGCGGTCGATGCGATCCCGTTGACGCTTCGCAATGGGCCTCTAGGTAAGTGCCTTGGTGCATTCGGCGAAACGATTGCAAGAGCCTGCAAATCGCAAGCTAGGAGCTCTCGGGGAGGCAGTCGGCTCAAGTGGTCGAAGAAGTACAAAAACGATCCTGCATTCCAAAATGATTCGCGGGATCACTTTGGACATAAGGTCATGCGAAACGGTTTGGCTGTCTATGTCGGAGCGACCTATCCGAAGGGAAACAAGCAACAATTTGTAATGCCTATTAAGCGAGGAACGAGCTACCAAAGGAATCTATGGGGCAAGCCAGGGCAATCGATCCCAAGAATCAGCAGGAAGGGAAAAGCCTACACGATGAAAGTTGGAACCAAGCCACAAACCGCCGACTTTCCAATTCAAGATCGAGCACCTGTCAAGGCTTTCGACATTACGAAATCACAAGCTGGACAAGCTTTTATGAACGAACTACAAAAGCAAATCAAGGAGCTTCGCCTTGGCTAGAAATCTTCAACTGACATCAAAAGTAACCATTGCATCTAGCGGAACTGTTTCAGGTGCATTGACGCTCGAAGGTGGTCGGACGGTTCTTGCACTCAGAACACCAACGGGATTGACTGGAACCACGTTCACTTTCCAAGCTTCCGACGATGCAAACAACTTTTACGATCTTTACAACGGATCAACGCAGTACAGCGTGACGGTTGGAGCATCACGGTTCATCGCACTAAATACCGAAGTCATGGCCGGTGTTCGGTATCTAAAGGTGGTAAGCAATTCAGCTGAGGCGGCATCTCGGGACATCATCGTTATCAACGGGGAGTTGTAATGTCGGCAATTGGCGAAGCATTGAGGACGAAGCTGCTCAGCTATAACACAGTATCAACGCTCGTTGGTCAGCGAATGTATCCTGATGCACTCGTCCAAAATGCTCAACTGCCTGCCATCGTCTACTACGTCACTTCCACAGAACGAGATCACGCTATCGACGGGGTAACCAAGTCGGCTCATGCTAGGGTCACCTTGGATTGCTACGCAACTACTCGGCGGGTCGCAAGTTCAATCAGCAAAGCGATTCGCGAAACCGGAATTGATTTTTTTCGCGGTACTGTTGACGGTTACTCATTTGCAGGAATCGATTTCGACAGTGCTGACGAATACCTAAACGACACTCCAACCGATGGAAACCAAGAGCATCGGTATTTGGTTAGCTTCGATCTCTTGGTGCACTACGGGGAGCCCTAGACATGGCTGCATTGACTGTACCGACTACTGGACTTGGAGCGACTATTTCCGGGACTGGCTTGGTTACTACCAAGCTCAAGCGAATTGGCGAAATGACCATCGGAGTCGATCAACTCGACATCACCGACTTGGGAGCGGCTGGATTCGAGTTGCTTCGCCCTTCGGATCTTCGTAAGAACCCAGAAGTCGAAGTTGAGTTCTATTGGCTTGGATCATCGATCCCGTTTACCACGGCCATGATCCCATCGGCTGAACCCTACGCGGGAATCTCGGTGACGATTACGCTGCCCGGTGCTGGATCTTTCCAGGGCACTGCGTTCGTTAAGTCGGTCAAGACTCCGACGCTCGAAAAAGGCACTATTATGACCGGCAGCTACACGCTCCAGTTTGACGGTGCGACCGACATCACTTTCACGGCTGCTTA